TGCCTTCTAAAATTACGCAAAGACATATGGGCTGCTTTGGCAACTTCTTCCTCTGAAATATTATTATCTTCAATAAATTGCACAATTTGTTTCATAAAAAAAACACCTCCACGTTAAACCTTTAATGCCTAGGCTTCCTTATGTCTCATTTTGTTTTATCTATATTCATTCTGACTACCTTTGTTGCTTACTGTTCTTTTTTGATTCTAGAACTTTTAGCCTCTATACATCAAAATTACATCACAAAAAAGGGGCCTACTCGGCCTCTTTCTTTTGTCGTTCTATGTCTTCTCTGATCAAATCTTTCAGGTATCTGTTGACGCTTTCTTTTGTGTCTAGGTATTCCAGAATGTCTGCGTCATGTTTTAGATGAAGCCTGAAGGTCTTGATCTTGTATGTCTTATCGCTCCACTTTTGGTTTGCTCTTTTTCTTGCCTCTGATACTGCCATCTTACTTCTCCTCCTTTATTTCAATGTCTAATCGCTCAGCTTCTATCATCAGGTCTTCTATGTGCGCCCAGTCTATGTCCTCTGGTGTACTTAGCGTCTTTATTATATCCAGAATTAATTTTGTTAGATTGCTTTCTTTTTCTAAAGCCTTGATTCTTTTTAATCTTTTGTCGCTTTCCGATACATATTCTTTACCGGTGCGCAACGTCTCAGGGTGAACTTCCAGAGCCTTTGCTAGTTTATCAAGAGTGCGCGTTGTGGCGTTTTTCGGGTCCACCTGCGTTAATGTGTAAATGGTGTTTACTGGCACTCCGCTTTTTTCAGATAACTCGATAAGGTTGAGTCCCTTGGCTTTTGCTAGTGCTTTTACGTTCTTTCCAATTCCCATGTGTTCTATCTCCTATATTTTTTATTATATATTTAGCATCTTGATCTTTTCAACTTCTTCTTGTAACCCCTCGATATTCTCGAGGGCTCTTTGTGCTGTGTCTACTGCTTCTCGAACTGTGTCCCAGTCTTCTCCTTCAGGTTCATTGTTTAGAATGTTTACAGCTTCCGCTATGGCTTCTTTGTATGTACCTTGTATCCACTCTATTTCCTTTTTTCTACGATCCAATAAATCTTTTGTAATAGCATCCATGTTCTATTCCTCTATTATTTCCATGATTACGTCCAAGGCGTCTTCATCGCAATTGTGCTTGTATAGCCAGCTTTCTATTTCTTTTAGAGTCATCATGTGTCTATCGTAATACAATTGATCCAGCACTTCTTCCTTTAGTCTCATTGCTGCTTCTTCTCTAGTCATATTAAGCTTCCTCCTGTAGTGTTCTAATTTGGCGTTGTGATTCTTGAATCAATGTTTCATATACGTCTGCTTCGTAAGCTAGTTTTCTGATTTTTCCGAAGTCAATGTCTCTTTCTTCTCTTTCGATTGCGTTTAGTTCGTATTGAATTTCCTTTGCGATTCTTGTTTGTTCTTCAATCCAGTTTTGAATTCTAGTTTCTAGTGTTTCGATTTCTGTTTTCATTGTGTTCTATCTCTCTTTCTTTTTACACTCACATTGTAATGTATTACAGTACATAAAGCAAGTAAAACAGCGAAAAAATAAAGCAGAAAATAAAAAAGAAGGGAATGCTATTTTTCAAGCATTCCCTTGATCCGTTCCGATAGGTCTTTGACCTGTTCTTTTAGTGTAGCCACTTCCTTCTCCAGCTCATTATGGCTTTCGATTTTTTTTGCTAGGCTGTCGACCTTTTTGTCCATCTGTTCTACCTTGTAATCCAGCAATGCTGAATGTTTGGAGTTGCTTGTCCATGTTGCTAGGACTGAAGGTACTCCGACGCAAAGTCCGGATATGATCGCGACCAGAATTGTATCAGTCATCATTCTTCCTCATTTACTTCTGGCAAACCTGCTAGGCTTGTTAGAATTGAGCATACGCCAGCCACGACCGTTGTGCTTGCTGCGTACATCCAGTTTACGTCCGGAACGGCTGCGCCTACGGTGATAGAGGCTAGCGCTGTTTGAGCCATTGTCTTGATTGCTCGAACTCCTGCTGCTTCCCACCATGCTTTGTTTGTAAGTCTACTCATCCTCGTTACCTCCTACTAAAAAGGGCACGCCATCTGGCATGCCTTCAATCACCTATACTATTCTAGAAACCGTTTCTGATGCGTTGATCAGAGTTCCGGCTGCTGATGTAACCCACGTTAGAGTGACCTTGTTTCCTGGTGCAGCTGGTGCTGCCTGGATGACAGCGGATACTGGAAGAGTGATCACGTTGTCTACTGCGGTTGTTGTTACTTGTGCTACGGCTCCCGGAACTGCTGTTCCGTTGGCATAAAGTTGCACTTGATTTGTTCCCGCTGCAGTTGCTGAAATCACGAAGCTTCCATCCACTTTATACGTTCCAGGTTTTACGATCTCCAGAGCGTTTCCGTTTAGATTGACTCTGTTGTTTGTCCGAACCTGAACGGTTCCAGGTGGGATCGTTGCGCCTGCTGCTAGTGTTGCGCTTGTCGTGTTGACGACTTGGATCATGTTTCTACCTCTAGGCTACTGTAGCGCCTGTAGGGTAGTAAGTTCCGTATTGTGGGTAGTAAGGCGGATTTGTGTAATATCGTCCTAATTGGCTCAAAATGTTTTGAGTTTGTACGCTGTTTGAAATTGCCTGCAAGCTTTGATCATATTGAGTTTTCAAGGCATCATATTTGTCTTGCATCATTTGAGTCTTTAAGTTGCAGCAGCATTGTTCCATCTGGTGAGATAGGTTGTTAATGCTTTCCTGTACTCCTCCAAAACCTTGGCATAAAGAACTATTTACATTGTTGAAGCCATTCATCATGGCCATCTGCGTTGTATTTGCGTTTTGCATTTGGTTCACGTTCATCTGGTTGATTAGCTGCGCGTTTTCGTATGCGTTTGAGCAGATTCCGTTTGTGATTCCGTCTAGCTTGCTAATAATAGCTTGTGTATCAAATCCGCGCTGAACCTCTGCTTTTCACCTATATTCTCTTATATTTTCATGTCTGGAACCGTCCCTCTTTTGTCCTTCTTTAGCTTGTAAAATCCGAAGGCCATATCAACCAAAAGGGCCCAGTAGTAGTCATTTAAATCTTTGACGGTTTCTTCGAATTCGTCTTTCGACATGCCTGCGTCCTGGTAGTGCCATTGCGAGTCTTGCGTTTTGCTTCTTAGCTGGTATACAACTTTTTTCTGTTTGTCGCTCAGTCCTTGCTCCTCGATTAGAAAATGTGCAAAGTCTGGGCGTAGAGGTGTCTGGTATCTTCTATTTATTCTCCTGTTCATTGTGTTCTATTGCTGATCCTTTCTATTTAAATGTTCCGTATGGCTTTACGTTTACTCCTGCCGAATTTAGTTCTCCGGCGGCCATCCAGCGTCGTGTTCCGTCGCCACCAATCCAGCTGATCCACACGTATCCTTCTCGACGAACGTATCCGTCATAGTTTACGTGCTGCCCTTTGATATATGTTAGGCCTGTATCTTGTCCTTTTAGGCTTGGAGCGCGTCTGATCTTGATTGTGCAAGCAGGATAGAATGTAGCCTTTTCGTGTACAAAGTCTGAAGGGATACCGTTTAGCACGGTTGCTGATCCAGTAGAAGTCTGGCCTCCTTGATTAAATGGCACGTGGCTTGAATCTGTCCAGTTTACGAATGATCCTTTATTTAAAATCACAGTTCCGTCTGTTACGAATGCAAGGTCTGCGGACACGTTGTTTGGAAGGTGATAAGTTCCTTGCGCGTTGCGGTCATAGCAGTGCGTAAATTTACCCTTTGCGACCTCCATGTGGCTGTGGTTTCCGGTAGCATATCCCGTTGTACCTTCATCCCCGAAAGTGTCACCCTGCTTGAAGTATTTTACTTTCTTGATATCCTCGATATAGTTATCGTGAATAAACATAAATGTGGCAAATTCGATCGTTCCGTCTCTGAATAGAACTTTCTTGTCTGATTCTAAGAAAACTGCATTTCCGTTTCTTGCCGAATCGTAGGCTACTAGGTGGCAATCGCACGGTGCAATTGTTTCATCGATTCCAGTATCCTTTCCCGCGTTGTCTAAGGCGTTAGTTCCTAGGTGTGTTCCTACGTTGTTTCCTTGAGTTACATTCATGTACTCCATCGGAAAGCCTAAAAGCTGATATCCGCCTTTTGTAAGTTTTTGTCCTTTTCTCATATTTTGGACCTCCTTCTATTTATGAAAAAGAAGAAGCTTTTTAGCTCCTTCTTATTTCCAGTGTTAGTATGTTTCTCCGGTGATTTCTTTATACTGATCAGCTGTGATGAATCCTTTTTCACAGAACTTTCTTACCTGCTTATCTGTATATAGTTTTAGATCATAAAATCTTTTGATTTTTTCAAACATAAATTAAGCCTCGCTTTCTTCTAGAAGTGTATCTGTCATCATGGCCGTGTACATGACTTGTGCCTCAATCTTATCCTGTGCGGTTGCTTGTTGCTCTGGTTCTTCAATTGTTGGCTTTTCTTCCTCCGCGACTTCTACAACTTTACCGGCTACAAATTTATAGTTATATCTTCCGTGTTCGTCCACTAATCCTTTTTCTAGATATAGACTTTGTGCATGTGCGTATTTATCTCCTTGCCCCTTATCAATCTCTGTCATTGTGTCCATTTCTTCTTGTGATAAAAAAATTTCTGAATTAATAGATGTAATGTTATTTTCTGAATCTTTATTAATATATACTCTTGCCATGTCTACTTCTCCTATTCATCATCATAAATTTCTGCATCTAATGCTATAGTTCCGCCTACATTGCAATTTCCAACCTTGCTTGTCGCGGCTTGAATAAGCAAGGTAAGGTCTTTCACGGTAGTGTCTAATGAAACTACGGCTCTTGTTAAACCGGAGTTAGAAGTATTTGCAAAGTTTACTGTAGGTTTAATTCTCATACTAGGAATTGTGTCTGAAAATATGTATGTAAAGCTTGCACTACCGGAATAGAATACATAATAGTAATATCTTTTAATGTAATATCTCTGACACTTAATTAATTCATCTGCATAATTTGGAGCAACAAATGTTGTTGCTACTTTACCTTTTTCCAATTTAATCCATTCAATTGTACAAGCTCCATTCTGTGATGTAGTACCGAATCTGATGATACTTAATGGAGCGTTTGAACCGTCAAGTGTTAGCGTATGAATTCCATTTGTTGTGATTTCTTTTTTTCCAATAAGCGCGTTTCCGCCTAGAAGGCTAGTGCCTCCTTTTTTCATAGCTTCAAGTCTAAATGAACCTACAATAGAAGATACCTTTACCGAAATCGTAAACTCTTCGTTCAATTCAGTCTCCAAGATTTGGCTTATATAATTTTCTAAAGTTCCTACAGAGTTAGTTGTTGCGCTGCCACCTTTATAGCTTATCCCATTACCTAATTGCTTTACTGTTGTATTATAAATTTTCCATCTATCAAATGAATAATCTGTTTCGTTGTACGTTGTAAGTCCACGTTGATTTACTTTAAAATCCGGATTAATCAACAAATTCGGATTACTAAATTTAGTTCCTAGATACTCTACAAGCTTTGATAATAAACCTTTTTTTAATCCTGCGCCATTGTGCACAGGTAGTAAGCTGGTATCCGTGAAACTAGGCAATGCTTCTAATTCTGTTACTTGTTTTCCTGGCATGTTATTCCTCCTTGATTTTATATTTCCAATCCGTGCCGACTTCTCCACTTGCTACTTCATAAGACCAATCGGCTAGGATTGTATTTCCTTTTTCATCCACTAAATCTTGAGCGCTTGTTGCGTTTAGATTTGTGGTAAAGTGGTTATTCATAACCATTTGATTTAGGTTATTATGCGACGTTGTGACCGCCTTTATCTTTGTTACGATCCAGTTAATAGCTGCCTTATCTTTAAAGCCGAGCATAGGCTTTCACCTCCTATGCTGCGGACCACATTGCGTTCAGCTCGTCTGTCGTGATTGCTGTTAAATCGGTTGTCTTTACATACCCACTTAGATCAATGTCTGTATTTCCGATTTTCTCGAACGTTCTTGAGTCTGCCATCCAGATATACTCATCATAGATGTCCTGCGTTCCGTGGCTGTGCGCTACTAAGTAAATAACACCGGTTGCTCCTGTAGCAGGTAATGAACTTACTTTGCTATATGAAATCTGTGTAATGTTACCAACCGCAGTACTGATCGCAGAACTTACTTGCGACGCTGTCTGATATCCGCTGTCGTTTGTAAGCTGCGAGGTTTTGGTTGGTGTGGTTACGTCTACAGCTTTGCTGGCGTCGGGTGTTAGTGCTGTTCCGTTAACCTTCACCGTTGTGATTGTGTTAACCTGAGCTCCTGATGCAATGCCAGCTAATTTGTTTTTCTCTGCTGTAGTGTAATCATTTGTTGAAAGTACTTTCCCGTCTACGGCATCAACTTTCTTCGCTAATTCTACTTTTGTCTTTTGGACCAGTAGGGTCGCCCCTGCCTTGTCCAGATATTCTGTAGCCATGTCTATACTCCTTCCCACAAGCTGTTAAGCTCGTCTAGTGAGATTACCTTGATCTCGTCATTTTTTATTGCGCCTACTTCTTCCGCCGTATAGCTCGGCTTTGTTGGTTCTTTAGCCCATCCAGAAACTGTCGGGTCCTCTTCTTCCATAGCTCCTACGATCTCTTTACCGTTTAGAGTTGGCTTGTTTTTCAGTTTGTTGTAGTCGCTTGTTCCTGCGACGTATTGCTCTTGGAAATCAAACCCCAGGCTTTCATTTTCCTCGGCTAGATTGATACTAAATTCATCTTTCATCATTCTATGATTTCCTTATATAAAACCGGAAAAACAGGACGGGTTAGAATTGGGGAAGCTATAACCGTTCCTTCTTCAGTGATAGCTCGAATTTGTACCTGATATCGTCCAGGCATAAATTGAAGTGTCTCTTCCTGGGTTAACGTTACGGCCACAGTATTTTCCTCAATCACTAGGTCTTCCATTCTTTTTGTTAGAATAGTCCCGTTCTGTTCAATCGTTAAATACAGACTTGTTAGTTTCTCTAGCTCGAGTCCTGATGTGTGAATGACCAGAGTTGGTGTTGTCCCTTGTCTCATGATCTTACCTACTGAACTTGATACTTCCAGTCCGCAAATATATTAGTGCCCTCTTCGTCGGTTAGAGTGTTGTCCACGTCAACTTGAAGCTCTGTATAAATGTGATTGTCCAGAAGCATATTTTCAAGGTTTAGAATGCGGCCAGCTAGTGCCGTTGCGACTTCACCCTGAAGCGTTTCTTCTAAAGAATCGAACCATTTTCTGAATTTCTCGCTGTTGGCGTATTGAGTGTCCTCATTTTCTTTCTGGATTCTTTCATAGAAACTTTGGAATTGATCATATAGTTCTTGTGTTGGTACTCGCGTTAAAGTATCAACCGTTAGTCCGCAGTAGTTTTCGTCAAGTCTTACGTCTTGAATCATTTCTGGCGTGATTTCTCCAGCTGATGCCTTTAAAGCTACAATTGCAATGATCAGCTCGTATTGTTCTAGATTTCGAATAGGCGTAGGCATTGACTGCGTTCCTTCCTGATATACAAGGCCGCATGAATTGCTGATCTTATCATATCGAATGGCCACGTAGTCGTATCTTGTGTAGTTTGTAGCGACGGTAGCTGTCAGGGTAGTTTCGTCTTTAGGCGAGTAAACGATACCACCTATTCCGTCGCTGGATGTCTTTAAAAAGGCGAGCCCGTTACTGACTGATATATTCATACCACCGGCAATTTTTACTTTGAAGTCTTCACCGGTGATATTAAAAAGGCCAGGTGTTCTCCCGGCATGGAACATCCGCAGATCTTCTGCCAGATACTCCGTATTGTCTAAAGGGTATGCTGTCATGAGCCCCCTCCTTTCATTTTTGTTGCGCTTTCTTGAACCTCTACAAATTCTAATTCAAGAGTGACCTGCGTCTGTAAATTGCTTTCTTCTACAAACTTAAGGCCTGAGATTCTTGCAAACGTAAATAAATTGAATTTAAAGCTTAGACACGGTATCACGTCTCCTAGGTCAAAGTCCTTTTGAAGGACAGCCTTCTTGTCGTCCGCATCAATTTCAAATTCAAATTTAGAAGAGCCTTTTCTAGCCTCTGCTAGCTTATTGAGGCCCCTCTCTTTTAGCAAATTGGTATATTCCTCTTCCGTATAGGTTTGTTCGTTTCCTGAGGCATCTTTATATGTAGACTGTAAATCTCTGGCATCCACATATAGCTCCATTCTTGGCTCATCTTTTGTTCGAAGATCTACGATCACGCTTTTTCGGCCTGATCCAGATTCTTCTCCGTACACGTAAGCGTAGTTTTTATATTCTGATATATCCTCGATAAAAGTTTGCGAGATTAGGTTTCCGAGTCTATCCGAAAACCTCAACTTGTTCTTTGTTGATCCTGTGTAGATTTCGAAGTAATTCAGTGTAGTCCCTTTTAAAACTTCTCTGTATCCGTAGCCTACTAGCTGGCAGTATTTCTGAGCCATAGTCCTGAGCGTGTCGTATGTTGTGTCGGATGCGTTCTCAAGTTTTCCGGGAAGGCCTGTATTCTCTCCGATTACTATATCCAATCCACGTTTGTTCTTTTCAAAGTTACCGAGCAGCGATTGTTCTACATTTCGAACGGTCAAAGTATAGAGGTTTATACGGTCCTCCAAATTGTCCATGTGTCCGAGTACTACAATTTCTTTTGCGAGTCTTTCTACGGATTCTATAAAGAGAATCTCGTTTCTTTCCTTGCAAACGATTCGGTTCCATTTCTGTAGATATCTTGTATTGAAGTCCGTATATTCCACATGAATTTCGGCTTTCCCTGTTTCGTAATATTTTGGGTTCCATTGCACGCTGGTTATGTTCTGGAGCGGTCCTTGTCGTTTTCCTTCTCTGTCGTATACATAATAGTGCATATCTATACCCCCGCCAGTACTTCTTCAAACCGTAGAAGTGCATCCAGGCTTCCGGGGTTTTCCTCTGCTGTATAATTCAGTACATTTTCTCCGGGTTGAATCTGAAAAAACTCGGAATCATAGTCTGTCATCCAGAAAACGTTTTCTACTTCTCCGTTTCGTATCAAGTGACAGTATTGCTCGTTTGCAAAAGTACTTATTTCTAGCACGTCACCGATATTCATTTCTAGGTCTGCTACTTGTCCGAAGGATATGTGTTCCTGAGTGAACACGTTTAGAATTTTCGGATTCTTCACTTTTGCCTCTGCTTTCATTGTCAAAAGAAAACCGGTATTTATACTGCCCTTGTAATCGACTGTTACCAGTGGACTTAGAATTTTTTCTGATATTTTCCAGGGCTCTGTATTTGAAAAAGAGCGAGGAAATTTAAAGAGCGACCTCAATCTCTGGAAGGTCACCTTTGTTTCCTTTGCACGTCTTGCGTATGGGAATGGAGCCCTCAATACAATCTGGAATTTTTGCCAGGTTTCATTGAGTGTGATAATTGGCGTAGTTTTAGGTTCAACCTTCCAGTATACGTCGACCCCAGCCCTAGTGTTGATATAATGCAGTGTTGCTGATACTCCAGGAAGGATTACAGCTAGAAGCTTTTTTCTAGTGTCTGCGTTGTATTTAAAGCGCCCCTCTAGGGTGATGTCCTTGGGCTCAATAGAAGCCCCGGACACCGTTGTCCCTATTTGATTTGAAACGCTTGATTCTGATAAAGTGATCTCGTTTTTAGAGATTCCGTCTAGTGTTGTTAGTCGGATGCCTGAGGCCTCGGAAAACTCAACGGATTTCCCCAGGCTGTTTGTGTATATTACTGTTACGCCCATGCTAACCTCCTAACCATTCTTTCTGTTTCTTGCGCGATTTCGCTAGGTCTTAACTCCTTCGCTGAATTTATAGTCTGATCTACTTGATAGACGACTGTATTGCCTAAGCCGCTTCCTAGGCCTCCAGGATTGCCTTCTAAAGCCAATCTTGAAGTTAGGCTGTCCATGTTAGCTGCCTCTAGTAAATCGCTAGACATGCGTCCCATAAAGGCCTTAGCCTTTGGCATAGCTCTTTCTACGCCTAGAGTGATTCCGGCCGGGATCCATTTACCGATACGATCTGCGAACAGTCTTGAAGGCGACCCGATTCCTAAAGCTTTTTTTACTCCGTCAATAAGGCCCTTGGCCATGTTTCCAAGCCATCCAGTCAATCCGCTCCATGCGTTGCTGATTCCTCGTTTAATTCCACCTACGATATCCGAGCCAATAGATAGCATCTGTCCAGGTATTCCTCTTACCTTGTTTACAATTCCATTAAAGAAATTCTGTCCTGCTTGAATCGCTTGCTGTACAAACTGACTTGCAAAACTTGCGGCATTGCTGATCGTATTTGATAGCCATGTCCATACTTTACCAGGTAATTGTGAAATAAAGCTGATCGCGTTTGATACAAAGTCACGCCCTGCCTGAATCGCTTTCTGGATCATCTGACTTACCCATTCAGCTGTTTTGTTGATTGTGTTTAGTAGCCAAGTCCAGATCTGGCCTGGTAATTGCTTAAACCAATCTACCACTTTCGATATAAACTGCGGAATGTCTTGTGTTGCAAACTGTACAAGTCTTAAGCCCCACTCTACGAGTTTTCCTAGTATATATCCTACGGCGTATCCGATCCAGTAAGGTATTGTTGTACCGAAAAAAGTTTGAATGTTCGTCACAAGCGTTTGTACGCCGTTTGGAATGGTAACCGTAAAGAATTGAACTACTTGTGTAGCCAGGTTCTGTGCTGCTTCCACGAAACTTTGGCACGCCTCTGGAATTGTTACAGTGAAGAAGTTTACGATTCCATCTATAACTTGGCCTGTAGTTTCCTTTATGCCATCCCATAGATTGATCCAGAATTCTCTGAAGCTGTCGCTTGTATTCCAAAGATATACGAACGCTGCTACTAGTGCTCCGATAGCTACGATCACCAGCGTGATAGGTCCACCAATTACTCCAAGAGCTGCGCTTAGTCCAGAAAGTCCTCCGCCGGCTAGTGTAAAGGCTTCGGCCATACTTGCAATCACGCCTGTTCCTGATGATGCGGCGTAGGCTAGGCCATCAATCAATCCAGAACCTTGTGATACTAGGTGTCCGAATGTCTTGATCTTCTTTCCTGCATCACCGATTGTTTTCGCGATATTACTTACAGCCTTGATTCCTTTCCAGGCTGCAAAGGCTCCGGCTACGGCTGCAATTAAGGGCATTAGCTCCTGAATCTTATCTGCTACAGTTTGTACTTTGTCTATAATGTCTGGAAGCTTCTCGATAAACGCTGCGACGAACTCTCCTACTTTTTCTACAAGAATCGGTAAAATATCTCTGATTCTTTCCAATCCGCTTTTTACAAAGTCTAGGGAATCATTAGAGTCTAGTTTCTGCGCGACAGTCTCTCGCACACTGTTCCAGGCCTCTTGAATCTTCTCTGTTGCCGCTTTGATTGCTTCCGCTGTTGGCGCGAAAAAATCTTTCAGTGCGTTCAATGCTTTCGGTATTTCTTCTGCAATCCAGTTCAATCCGTTTTTGATTACGGACCCGAGGTTTGCAATCATTTCTTGAATTGTGGGTAAGCTGTTATCCGCTAAAAAGTCATTGAACGCTGTAATAATGTTAGCTATACCGATTGCGATACGTGCCGACATGTTTGTGAAACTTGTCGCAAAGCTTCCGGCCATCTCTTTGGCTTTTCCTGCTACAGCTGGAAAGGATTCCGTTCCGTTTTCTAGAGCGTCCATTAAAGTGTCATTAAATTCTTGCGCACTAATTTGTCCCTTAGAAAAAGCATCCGAAACTTCTCCCATACTCTTTCCCGTCTTCTCTGCGAAAATCTTTAAAACGGGAATTCCTGCGTCTGTTAAACGTTGCCATTGATCTGCAGATATTTTTCCACTGGCATTCATCTTTGCGATTGCATCTACTGTATTGGCCAAGGTTTCATTGGTTCCGTCTCCGTAGAAAGAAACGGCATCCATCATGTCCTTTACCATTCGAGTAGACTTATCTAAGCTCAGTCCTGATGTGGCCAGCTTTTGTGTTGAAGTGGCTGCTGTATCTAAGCCATAAATGGTATCCGTTACAGCATCACTTAAGTTATTTACAACCTTCGCAGCTTTTTTGCTGCTTCCTGCTAAAACTCCAATTACCTGTTTAGCTTTTTGCATGGCATCTAATCGGGCGGTTGCTTTTCCGATTGATCCAGATATTAAGTCCCAACCTTTGCTGGCGGCTTTGAATACCGTTGCACCCACGAAGGTTGACTTCACTTTGTCCGCGAAGCTTTCCGCACTTTTATGCGCTCCGCTAAGGCCGCTTTTGTACTCGCTGTCGTCAAGTCCTAGTTTGACTTTAATTGTTCCATCAGCTCCTGATGCCATTTTTCAACCTCCTAGGTTTCTAATCTGGCCAGAAGTTCTGCTTCTATTTCTTGCGGTGTTCTTTCCTTTTCTGGTCCTTTGTCCTCAGGCAGGCGGTAATACTTTTCTAGGCGCTGCGCGCGACTCTTCTCTTCTCCTTTAAGATTTGAAGTATCCCTGGTTCTGTAACCAATAACTCGTATAATCATAGTATCGTCGCTTAGGGCGTTAAAAAGCGCCTTAAACTCGAACCAATGAAGTTTGGCGTCTAAAAGGTTTATATTGTATTGCTGTCTAAACGCTGCATATATAAGGTCCATATCGTATTCGAATCGATAGCCTTGTCGTCCGTTTGTCTTGGCATAAGATTCTTTAGGCTTTTTGCCGCAAAAATAAAAGCCCATTATTGCATCCCATAGGTCTTTCTGATCACCTTTAAAAGTGAACGGATTGATTCCTATTAGATCACAAATAACGGGCAGCTTCAGTTCCTCTGGTATTGCGTTATCTTGTATAACGCTGTCAACTCGGACCCAGGTTCTAAAGTCTGCATAAATGGGGAGAGCCGTTCCGTTAACGTCTACGCTTTCCGGAAGATCTTCTCTCTTTAGCCACAGCATTTCTTCCTCCATATCGTTTGTCTGCGTATTCTAATGTTCTGTTAAATTTGTCCATAGATTCGCAAAGCTTGTCGATTTTATCCAGATTTTTCTTTTCTTCTTCCGCAACTTTTGCCTGCTGATCCTTTAAAAATTCATCCTGGAAGATGCTGTGCAACGTGAAGCAAAGTTCAAATTGTGCCGAGCTTTCTTCGTATCCTTTGAATAGTGTCTCAAAGGCTCCATCTCCTAGAATCTTATCGATTAAAGCAGGGCAGTCCTCTAGCGATTCTTTTCCGAATTTGCTTAGAGAATTCTGTTCTGTTGCCCAGTTTTCTAGGGTTTCAATCTTAGAAGTGTCCTTTACATCGACTCTGAATCTGTGTCCGTCGATTTCGATATCTTTAAATAATTGTTTTTGTAACTTTAGTTCCATGGTGTCCTCCTTATGTTGTTAAGTGCTTTATTCTGTAGCGTTGTCCGGGGTAAATGTTTTCGCCTTAATGTTAAACGTTCCCGGCACCTGATCGCCTTGTTGTGCGAATGTTCCAGAGCACATTAGTTTGCCTCCGGCCTCTCCGCTTCCTGGGTTATCTGGTTGCACTTCGTAGATTCTTTGATATGCTACGAAGTCCCCGGACTTAGGTGTTTTCTCGTTCCATGTTTCCACTTCGATCTCTTCAAAAGTAGAACCGACTCTTTGTTCTTTACCTTGCAAGTATACCCAGTAGTTAAAGGCATCCGCTGGGTACGTTCGGCCCTCGTAGGCTACTGTAGGCGCATAGCCTGTAACCTGGCTTTGGCTTCCGGCTTCTCCGATATATTGCACACCGTCGTCTGTTGTAGCATTCAAGGCTTGCTCCCAGTTTGTCAATCCCTTGCTGGCTAGAACGTAGCTCTCCGAGCCTGTGAATTTGACGTAATGTAGGTTGTCTTCGACCTTGAGTTCTCTGTTTGGTAGTTCTGCTGCCATTATTCAAACCTTCCTTTCTTTTCGTAGGTTAATGTCATGGAGCAATAGAAAGTTGAAAGTGCCGCCTCTTCTCCCGTGTAGTCTGAAGGAAGCGTTGTGAGTGCGACCTCTTGCGGTGTTGCTTCGTCTAGCACGAGATTTGGGAAGCCTTGCGCCTCTTCTTCCGCGAGTGCCTGTACTAGTGCATACAGGATTCTGGATAAGTCCAGGCGTGCTTTCGTGTCCTTTCTGCTTGCTTGAATATAAATTTCAAATGGGTAAGTAGCTCTATAGCCACCGCCTAGATAGTGTTCTATTTCTTCCGCATATCCGCTACTTTTGAAAAGTAAAGCGGTGTGCTTGGAGTCATTGAAGTACTCCAGGCACCACGGTATGTTGTTGATCTCGATTGAAGAAAAGAAATTATACAATCCGTCTTCAATCTGTTTTACGTCTTCCAGCTTTATGATCTTCTTTTCACTCATCTGAATTCCTCCTTAAAAAACTTTTTAGCGCCTTCCATCCAGGCGTTCTTTCGTGCCTTCAAAGTTTTAGGCCACCACTCCGAGCCACCTTGTCTATAGCTCAAATTCCGATTTGTATAGACTTTTGTTTCTCCGTGTTTAGCCCATGGACTGTGACTATGGGTTCCGATCATTACTCTTCCCGTATGTTGGAAGTGTGCGTATGGTGTGTCCCATATGATCCAATCGTTATCCTGTGCCGCCCATCTTAAAGCTGATGTTCTCAGCGTTCCTTTTCCGATAGGCACGTTCTTGTTCGTATCTTGAACGATAAGCTGCTTCAGCTTCAATCTGGACCGTCGGAGCGCTTTCGTTCCTCGGGCCTGTAGCTCGGCCACCGGGATATCGACTATAACTTTTAGATGATACTCACTCACATGTTACCTCTATGAATTCCGGTGTGTTTCTCAAGGGATTTAGAATATTCACATTTGTGATCTCGTAAATGTCGCCGTGTACTTCGATACGGTCCCCGGTTCTGATCGTGAACTGCTTGTCTGGCGTCTTAAATTCTGAAGGGGGAACTAGAATTTTGTCCGCCTTATAGTCGTTCACGTCTATCGTTATGAGGATCGTATCGGAATTACTGGCACCCGTCTGTCCATAAGTCCGGGCTTTTGTTTTGGAAACCTTTACGTGTTGGACCGTTACTGTTGACGTAGTTTCTTCCAGGTTTTCTTCGCCTAGAATGTTCATGACTTTTATTGTATGCGGCCTAAGCCATCTCGGGCTTTTTACCATACCACCTGGCAGGCTAGTCCTGCTTTGAGTAATTGGTAGTCGAGCTCTGTTGCTGCTAGGCTTGATAAGGGTATGTCATGGAACCTTATCGTTTTTGCATTATCTACGGAATATGAGAAACCGCTTGTGGTTGCGCCTGTGAAGTTCATATCGCTAGAACCTACAAAGCAATCCATGCCGCCATGTGCTTCTATGAAGTCGATCTGGTATAGGATTACTTTTTTTAGGTCCATGTCGTAGTCTTCCAAAGCCTGAACTTTCCAGTATGGAATCCTCTCTCGAATGTAGGATTCTAGAAGGTTTTCGGTTCTTGGTTCAATTTGTGAGTACTCCACTTCATCCAGTAGCGTTCCACCTAAGGCCGTGTATTCCTCAAAGCTTAGGATCATGTTTTATCTCCTATTTATCTTCTCGCGCTGCTGCGACAGGAGCTACTTGTACATTACGGAATACACCGGCTTTAGTTGTATCTTTTGAAACGATAGAAGCAATCATTTCTACTTCTCCTTTTTTAACGGCTCCAGGTTCGCTTAAGTTTGGCATGTATTGGTGGATGATTTTCTGTCCTTGTGGACTTACAGCGTGCACGGCATCCAATCCGAATTTTGCAGCGTAAATGCTTGTTGTTCCTGTTGAGTCGTCGATAGGTACGCACATCAAGGATTTAGTTCCGTTGTAGTATTCTCCCATGTCAACGATTGCGATTCCGTCGTAGTTGTCTACGCCTTGGCCGAAGCTGTTCTCTGATCTTGTGTAGTATCCTTGCATTTTAGCGATTGTTTTTAAAACGGTAGCTGTCTTGCGGTTTACTAATAAAGCATCTGGTTTTACAGAGAAAGTTGATAGCCAAGAATCCAATGCAAAAGTGAAGGCATCTGCGTTTTCCTTGATCTTTGCGGCTGTTGATAAATCGAAGGCTGCGTCTGCGTTTTTCTCTTCCGTATTTGTTCCCTTTACTAATGTATCCAAACCGTCAAAACTTGTGTTATCTGTTGCAGCAGTTCCTTTGGCTGTTGACTTTCCGTTAATGAAGTCATAATGAAATTTGTTCTTTACTGCAATGATTTTCTGAGCTAATTGGAATGCAATTTCTGAGCTTGCTGCTGTGTCTTCTAATACACGGTCTACTTCGTAAGCTCCACCAAAGATTTTTAAGTTTGTAGTTTTCTGAGTCTTTACAGCTTCTCCTGCTGTGTATTCGCTATTCAATTTACGACCTTCAGCCACTGATGGTGTTTTTAATTGCAAATAGCCATAAGTTAATGTCGAGCCACCTGTTCCTGGTGATACTGCATTATCGAAAGTTAAACGATCCAAAATAAAAGAGTCCCTACGGAACTCATCAATGACCTGCTGGTCTACATGATCGGCTAAACCGACTTTTGATTGCTCTAATGTAATTGGCATCTTTTAGTTCCTCCTATTTTTTATAGTATTCTGAAATTGCGCCGGCTAGAGTTGTTGGTGCCTTTGGTTTCGGACTTCCTTCGTGATTTCCATCAAGCACGACGTCGTTTCCATTTTTTTGCTTGTTTGGCTCTGCCGCCTTAAATAAGAAGCCGTCTTCTTTCTTGATAGCTTCGATTTGTTCGTCAAGTCCTGTTAATTTTCCGTCTTTATCAAACTTGATCTTGTCTTTATCTAGTAACCCCATCAAGGCCTTTTCAGATAAGGTTCCAGATTTCGCGATAGCTAAACGAATTGCGCTGTCACGTTTTGTTTCTTCCAAGTCATGATCGTATTTTGTTTTCCAGTCGTTGACGTCTTTTTGTAGTTGTTTTACGTCTACTCCGTCAAAATCCTTGACGCTTTGTGTAAGCTCTTGAATGCGCGTTTCTTTGGCTTGCATGTCGCTCTCGTATTTTGCTTTCGAGACGTAGTCTCCTGAGGCAAGGTTCGCTAATTTTACGTCTTTATTTCCTTCTAGCTTAGCTGCAACCTGTGCGTACAATTCCTCACCTAAGATTTCTTTTAAAAACTCCATTTTGTCCTCCTGCGTTTTTTATATCTGGTTCACTCCAGTATCGAGTCCGGCCTTTTATATCCCGTGCCGAGGGGTATTCAAGCCTTTTATATGCCGTGCTTAGGGCATAATAAAAACCGTGCCATTCCTAGCACGGTTCTTGTCCTTGTTTAGTTGTGTTCTATAGTACTTCCGCAATTCCTTTTGCAAGTCTTGCGGCTTTCTGCATCAAGCTGTTTTCTTCTAGGTATTCTAGTCCCTTCAGAGTTATTCGGATACCCTCTAGCCCTTCAATGTTTGGTGTTTGGTCTCCTATGTATTGGATCACCTGGAAACCCTCAACGTATCCATTTTTCAGTAGCATGCCCAGAAGTGCTTTTCTCTTTGGTTCTGTGATGCCTAGGTTGTCCGCTGAAAGTCTTCGGATGTCTAGAACTTCATAGTCCATTGATTTTTGCAGAATTGATAGAATTTTGTATATTGTTCTGAAGTCTTCCGACATGTTCTGCCTCCTATCTACTAAAAAACCGCGCTATTTCTAGCACGGTAGATAAGCCCACCCGGTGATGCTTACCCGGGGTCCCTTTTGGCCACTGCGGCGTGTGGACGCATCATTCCTCCACCTTAGGCTTTTCTTCACTTACAGTATACTCTTGATTTTCCTTAAAGTAAACCTTTGTTATACGGCCCTTTTTTTCAGCTTTTTCTATTTGTTTTTGTCTCATAAATTGTCCAGTAATAATTGAATGAAATTTTTCGTTGTCCCCTGTTGATAGTTTCAATGTTATTTTTGCATTGTGGTCATCCAGTTTTTTGACTACCCATCTTGTGTTTTCTTTTCCATTTTCAATGTACACAGCGTCTGGATCAGTAAGAATACTAGGTAAATTTTTTACGATAGCATCCACCGCTTCAGGGTGACTTTCTTTTATGTGCTTTTTCCTTTCATCCATCAAAATTACTTTTGAACTAGAGCCTTCTGGTGCCTTATATTTAGAAGAGTCTATATTACACAGAACTTCGTATTTTGGTATGTCTGTATTCGTTTCTTTATCGTTTACTTGTGCATTGGCCTTTGTAGTAACTCGTTTCTTCGGTATTCTTACAGGTTTGTAAGGTCTGCCTTTTGTTCCGCCTATCTTCTCGGCTGAGTAATCTCGTTTCAAATACCCGTTAGAAGCGTCCACAAGCTCTTTCAGTCTCATCTTATTGTATTTATACCAGTAGTCCTCTTTTGTCGTGTCTAGCCCTGCTGCGGCCTTCACACGTCGCTCTCTGTCCCACTTTCTCATGTTTCTTTCGTAGAACCTTTGCCTTTGTTCCATCTGGTATATTCTTTCATTTTCTTTAGGACTTACAGGCTTGTTGTAATCCTCACTTATTCCTGGAAAGTATGCAGTAAATGAATGCCTACAGTTCCATCCGCCAAGTCCTGCGCCTGTTCCGTATCCTGTGGCCTCATAAAAGTTCTCGTAATTTCCTTCCGGATAGTTTACCCAGAACACTTTTCCTTGCCAGGCTGCGTGGCTTGGTCTGGCTCCCATGTGGGCACTTGTCTGTACCAGGTTTATATCTAGCTCATCAATGACCGATTTCTCGCAAGCCAGGGCGTTCTGGTTTACTGCGGTTCGTACTGCCAATCGAACGGCCGCCTCGATTGATCGTTGAGCACCGCTTGGGTAGGATACCTTTGTTAGGCCTTCTCTGCATAGCTTGTCTATTGTGTTTGCGGTTGCTTGATCCAAAGAATAGGCTCCGCTTGATATCTGAAGATAAGCCATGTCGTAGTATCTCATAAAAGTGTCGCTAGCCAGTTGAGCTGTGGTCCTTGTAAGGTTCTGGATGTCTCCCCACAGTGCTGATGTTCCTTTTTTGATCTGATCCGAAAATTCTAAGCCACTTGTGTCATATCCTCCAGCCTCTAGTCTGTCGAAGGTATCGCGGATACTTTTATAAGCGCTCTGTTGCATGATCCGGTCGACTTCTTCTTCGGAAGTGTGAAGTATTTCAGCTAGTCTTTTGTTAATCCAGTCTTGCTGGAGTCCTAGCTGCTTTAGCTTGTTGTTTAAATACTCCGTGGTACTTGTCATAGCATCCTGATTCATCTTGATCCGCTCCGCTATGTCCACCAGTATTTCTGTAGCCAATTCCTGATATAGCTTTTCTAGGTCGTCACCTACGTTCTGCAGATAGTTCGGTTCTAGCATTAGGCCTCACCCTTTGGCTCCTCTTCGATTTGTGTTCCTTCTTGCTGGAAGAACATACTTTGAATTCTGTCCGCCGGGTTCTCTGTTTCTCCGGTCATCTCTCTGGCTGTTTCTTCGTCTTCTCCGTAGTATCGGACGCGATATTCCCATTTCTGTAGGATGCCGGCCGAGATTTCCTGAAGCATTCTTAGACGCTCCGCTTCCTCATCTGAAAACATAGTGTCGTCAAATTGAATTGTGATGCGAACGTCTGGATCAAGCCCGGATATATGGCACTTCTCTTTGCCTAGGATGATAATCGATCTCGTTAGCTCTGTAAGGGCGTCCTGGATTGCAATTCTTTGCTTCCAGACGCTTTCTGTTAGCTCTTTATTACTAGCTCGAACCTGCGTTGCTGTGGTCATGTTCTGGATGCTGAACTGGTATCGGTTTTGCCCGAGTCCGCATTTGCTTGATAAAAGATTTAGATTGAATTGAACGTTTTCTTTGTTCTCGTCAACTCGAAGGCTTGGATTGTATTCCTCAAAAAGTCGAGGCTTGTCTGGACTTACTTGTGTTCCCGTACTTACGTATAGGGATTTCTCCAAAGTTGCACCGACGTCTGGTTCTTGCCTTACTGGTACTCGTTCACCTTTGTCGTTTATCGCGTAGGCTGTTGGCTTCATGCTAAATAATGCCTGATCCATGAAAACCTTTTTCTTTCCTAGCAAGGTATCCATGAATAGATTGTCGTACGCCAAGTCGCAACTTTCCAGCATGTCGATTGCGTTTGCGTAGATTGACATCCCCAGTGGTACGTCTGCAATGTTGTTTTCAATATTGGGCTTTAGAATTACAAAAGGCTTACAAGGTAGCTTGTAACTGATTGCTTCGCCATTTGGTGCTGATACTCTTTCATAGCCTACAGCGTCTCCTGCCACGTTGTTGATTTTGAAGTAATGGTTGTAGATTTGGTAGCCTTCTTGCTTTTGCTTGAAGACCTGGATGTACATGAAATGCTCCCCGTTTTGTGTATACTCGCTAGCTAATGCGATTTCTGAGATATCTTCCTCGTCGTAGGTCAATGGCACGATTTTCTGCGCGTCCTTGATAGCTTTGATTTGTACGCTCTGGGCACTCAGCTGTCCTTTGTTTACTGTTGGCTTTACAAGCTGCAAATAGAAGCACACAGTGCCTTGTGCGAATTCTCTCTCGACTGCTTTGTTTCCTAGCTTCCAGAACTTGCTGTTTCCTAAAACTCCGCCGTTCTGGTCTTCTTTGTCTCCAGTCAAGAATTCTTGTGTGACGTCAGTTCCATGTTCGTTGCACTCTACCAGGATTCTGGTTTTATCATTCAAAAGTAAATCAGCCCAGTCTTCGCAGATTTTCTTAGCCATTCGCATTTGCTTGCGTTTTACTTGTCTGCTGTTTCCGCTTTCGTTCTTGATCTCGTATTTATGAAAATCTTGAACGTAGCCTTTCCACCAATCGTTCCAGAATTGAATTTTGTTGTAGTAATCTTGGACTTCCTGGCTCACAGGATATCCTAAGTCCTTTAGTATTGTGAATAAAACTTTCATTTAAGTACTCCTTCCTGTGATCAGGTCCATAAATGTTGACCAACTGTAAAAATGGGCGTCGAATGTATCGACGTCGGTTGTGAAATCATCCAGAATCTTGTCTTCCTTCGATTTTGTATCGTACAGGGCTGTGCTCAAACTTTCGACCACCATAGGTACTGCCTGGAACTTCATCTTGTGTCGGTTCAACAGCATGTTGTAGGTCAGAATCCTTGTCTTTCCGTCTATCTTGCGGCAATCCATCACATTGGTTGGGAAGCCAGCCCTTTGTACGGCTACTCGTATACTGTTCAAAATGACTTGTTCTGCGTTATCTACAAAAACGCTTGATACCACGAAGCCTTGAATCCATAAAGCTCTGATCAGGTCGACTGTCTCTGTGCAAAGTCTTTCGGCATCTATAGTTCCTTTAGCGTGTACGACTTTACGTTCTGCAAAGGTTACAATCTCAGAAAGGTCTGCCGTGATTCCTGTTACGATCAGGCTACTGTGTGAACGTGTTCCACCTATGTCCAGGCCTATGTTGATCATGTTAAAAAGTGGGAGTTCTCCTTTGACTTCCCACTCGTCTGGATTGTCTGCAAACTGTGGAAAGAGTAACCCTTCCGCGTTGCACCATTCTCCTAGTATGTATCTGTTGTATAGGACTGTCCCTCGATATTCGAGTTTCAAGTTTTCCACGAATTCCTGCGGCAGAAACGGGTTGTCTTCAATCGTGTATTTCTGTCGGAAGATGTCGGCTCCTGATTCTAGAAACTTTAAAAACCAATGATTCTTGTTGTCCGGGTTGCAGGTTCCATCAAAACAGCTATACGGTTTATCTAGACGCGACTTTAGCATGTCAAACACTTTCTTATTCCAGGTTACGACTTCATCCCCGTAGCAGTACGCTACTGAGGCCCCTTGTATCTTTGTAACCTGGCTTTCTTTGTCCGCGCCTATCGCGTAGCAGTTACGCCCGAAAAGCTTCACCGTGTTGTCTGGTCTTACTCTTCCTACTAGTTCTGGGCCATATAATTCTCGCATGGGTTCTAGAACGTTTCTTTCAAGTGTCGACTTTGTGTTTCCTATGAGGAACACGTGGCCTGGAAGGCCCTCTATAGCTCGAATACGTTTCGGGATGATGTAATAGTCCAGCCATGTCTTTCCGCTACGTGTAGCCCCTTCTTTTATGTTCCAGCGGCTTGGTTTATGATTCCAGAACTCTTTCTGTTTCTCAGTCAGTTCCACTATCGTCTCCGGCTACTGTGTCCATAGCTTTCAGTAAAAGATCCAGTTTCGTAATCTCTTTAGAAGGGTCGCCTTGTCTTTTGATCTGTTCGGCTTGTGCATTCATCAGCTTCGTTCTGGCTCTGTCTAGGCTTGTGACTGGTTGCTGTCCTGTAAGGTCTCGAATGAACTCTGCAGCCCTTACGTCTCCGCGTGTGGCTTTGTTGAACATGGTTGCGGCTAAAAGCATTTGATTGCTGAGCTCCTCATCTTCTAATCCCATGTCGATTAGCTTTTCTTTGTTTCTTTCGCTTGGCTCCAACTCTAGGATTGCGGCCAGGCATTGTTTCAGCTTCTTTTTCTTTTTCTGGACTTTCTGGCTTGCGGCTCCGCCCTTGCGTCCCATCTCAGCAGCATTCTCTTTCGTGAATGGCTTCAGGTTTTGCATAGGGTCTTTGCGCTGTCTGGCCGCCTCGCTTTTTGTACGTCCAGCGATTCCCTTAGCAGGCATCCTCGATTAGCTCCGCTTGTTCTCCGGTGTAATCTTCCCAGCGCTTGATAATTACATCGGCATAGTGTGGATCATACTCCATCATGAAGCACCTCCGTCCTAGCTGTTCGCAAGCCATAAGCGTGGAGCCTGAACCTCCGAATAGGTCCAACACGTTTTCTCCAGTTCGGCTGCTGTTCTTGATCTGCCTTGCAATCAGTGGAATTGGTTTCATGGTCGGATGCAGATCGGATTTCGTGGGCTTCTTCTCGTCCAGAATCGTTGTGTCCTTGCACCCCCCCAGAATTGATTTTAGAAGGTCTTTAAGCTCGTCCTTCTTCATGCTGTCAATGTCCAGGTTTTCTGTGTCTTCGAGTACGGTTACAAGGTTTCTAGTGTTGACGAAGTAATGGGCTGCGCCATCTTTCCATCCGTAAAGGCATGGCTCGTGTTTCCATTGGTAGTCCTGGCGACCCAGTGCGAATGTGTTCTTGTTCCAGATCAGCGTTTGTCGGATGTTTAGGCCTGCGCGTTCTGCTGCTTCCAGAAAGTTCTTACTCTGTGTAGATGCGTACCAAATGTAGAAGGCACCTCCGGACTTAAGTTGTTCTGTCATGTTCTCGAAGGCTACTTTTAAAAACTCGATAAAGCTCTCGTCGTCTTCCCATGAGTCGTTATCAATAACCAGTCCGTCTGTTCTTCGGTGCAGCTGTTTCGCTTCGCTTGGTCTCATGTGTTGCCCTAAGGCTACGTTATACGGTGGATCAGTTACGACCATATCCATAGTAGCGTCGCTGCAAAGTTTTTCTACATCCTGGCGTTTGGTACTGTCTCCGACCATTAATCTGTGCCTTCCTAGCATCCAGCATTGTCCTCTTTTGGCTGTTGGCTCTTCCGGAATCTCTAGCTCGAAGTTGTCATCCTCTGCGATTTGTTCGTCGAATGTTTCTGTCTCAAATCCGAAAGGCTCCATATCGAAGTCCATGTTGTCTAGTTCTTCCAGTTCAAACTGTAAAGCGTCAAGGTCCCATTGTGCTGCTTCCGCGACTTTGTTGTCTGCCAATCGGTAGGCTTTCACCTGTGCTGGTGTTAGATCGTCGGCCTGGATGCACGGCACTGTCTCAAGGCCTAGCTTTTGTGCTGCCTTCCATCTCGTGTGTCCTGCAATGATGATCAGTTCTTTATCCACCACAATTGGTTGCTTGAATCCGAACTCGTCTATGGATGCTGCGACTAAATCGACGGCATCTTCGTTCAGTCTTGGGTTATTCTCGTAAGGCTTCAGGTCGCATGTTCTTATGTCTGTAATGTTCATGTGTGTTCACCTCTGTTGTATTAAAAAAGAAGCGTTAGCAGCTCAGGGTTCTCTCCAATGAGAGGTCTATCCTGTTTAGCTTCTAAGGCTTCTTTGTTGTCTATGATTACCCGGAGCGCTGAAAAGAAAATAAAATTAATGTCCATGATTTGTCGTAGCTGACGTTTGACGTTGTCTGGAAAGCACTCGTTTTTTATAAAGGAGGACGCTCCGGGTAAAAGAAAAGAGGGCCCTTTTCTATCGGTCCTCTTTTACAAGTACTAATATACCACTTTAAAGTGGTACACAGTGGGAACTCTTTAGCTTTTTGTGAGCTTTTTTACTTCCGCCATCAGATGTTTATATAAGCCTCGTCTTGTGTATCCATATTTCTCAGCAACTTCTTCAGCCTTGATTCTATGAATGTACAGATCCCATAAGATATTCTGATCTTGCAAGTCTAGAAGTTCTGTCCATCTTAGGTCCGTCAGTCTTTTCTGGAAGTGATGCAGTTCTTGTTCTTTGGCTGATATCTCTTCAAATAACCCGAGCGGGCTGTGGTACTGATGCTGGTATGTCGGCATAGGCCACTTGCTTCTTTTCTGTTCTGCGGTCAGTTCGATTCCGCCAGACTTTGCAAGGCCTGTTGTCTGGTGGTTTAGTACTTCCAATTCCTGATTCAGTTCAATCAAACGGTGGCAGCAGTAGCGCACCGTTTTTAGTTCTGGAATTAATTCGTCGTAAGTCATGTTTTACCTCCTTAAAGCTTCGATTAAGGCTTTTTGTGTTATGTTCTTGTGTTCTAGTGCATCCAGCATGTCCTCGTCTACTGTGCCTCTAGCTATGATCTGATAAATTGTCACGTTTTGTTTCTGTCCTTGTCTGTAGATTCTGGCGTTTGCCTGCTGATACAGTTCAAGGTTCCAGTTTGGAAGTGTGTACCAGATTGCGATATGTCCACCACGTTGAAGGTTAAGCCCGTGTCCTGCGCTTGCTGGATGTAGAAGAAGCACGTCTATCTTTCCGTCGTTCCAGTCCTTCACATCTTTCTCACTGTTTAGACTTCTTACTTCGATTTTTTGCTTCTTCAGATGTTCTGTGATGCGTTTTAGTTCGTGTTTGAAGTAGTAAAACACCATCACAGGGTTCTGGTTTGCTGATTCGATCAAGTCGTCTAGTGCCTCAAGTTTAGCCGCATGAAGGGTTGCTACTTCTTCGAGCTTATTTCCTAGCTGATCGCGTTTATAGATTTCTCCTGATGTCATTTGTAGCAGCTGACCGCATAGCACTCCAGCGTTGGCTGCTAGCAGTGATTCGTTGTTATCTAGTTCCAGAACCTTCTCACGTTTGAAAGCGTGGTATTCTATCATCGCTTTTTGAGGTAGCTCGATTGATTTTTTTAAATACTGAACCGGTGGAAGTTTGGCGCAGTCTGCCTGATCCAGACTCATGCATACGTCACCTATTTTCTTGTATATTTTTTCCTCTGCATCTGGTCTTGGCTTCCAATCGTATACGATCATCCCGTTTCTTCTTCCTGGAATTAGATATCTTTCTCGAAACTGAGTTAGCGTTCGACCTAATCTTTCTCCCTGGTCAATCAAGTATATCTGACTCCAAAGGTCCGGGATTCCTTTCGGCGCTGGTGTTCCGGTTAGGCCTATAAATCTGTCAGCTAGCGGCATAACTTTTCTTAGGGCTCTGAACCTCTGGCTTTTTGGATTCTTGAAGGTTGATAATTCATCAATCACTACCATGTCAAAGTCAAAGTATTTGTTGTCTACTAGCCATGTAACGTTCTCTTTGCCTATGAGATAAATGTCTGCCTTTTGTTGCAGGGCCTTCTCACGTTGCTTTGGAGTGCCTGCTATGATTGAATAGCTCAAGTCCTTAGTATGACTCCACTTTTCTATTTCTTCCGGCCAAGTGCTTTTTATTACGCGCACAGGGCCTATGATTAGAACTTTTTCTGTGTCGATTAGTTTTAGAAGGCTGATGATCGTTAGCGTGGTTACGGTCTTTCCGGCTCCCATAGGGAGAAGAAGGCCACACTTCTTATGATCCAGTCCGAAGTTGATAGCCTTCTTTTGATAGCTGTGAGGTCTAAATTCTGTCAAATCTTTTCTCCTCCGGTATGATTCCTAGTTTCAACAGGTTCGTTAATTCGTCCACCTGGGCTCTTGTGCTGATGCAGTATACTTTCATACCTGTTGCCCGTATTTGGGCTACTGTGGCTTTTTGTAGGGCTCTAGGCTTACCACCTGGCCTTTTTACTTCTACAAAGAAAGCCTTTGAATTATATGTGATCAATCTATCCGGCACGCCTGCGTTTCCTGGGCTTACAAACTTCCAGGCTTTACCGCCTAATGCTGATACCTTTTTGATCAGGTAATTTTCTACTTGATTTTCTATCATTTCTGGAAGAACTTCTTTTGAAGTTCGCGGTACTGTTTGGCGCAGTCTGGACACAAGTCGTTCTTGTCGCTTGTTGTGGTCCATCCGTCTGGAAGTCCTTCCCAAGTTTCGATTGACATCCCATTCTCGATCTTATACTTTTCAACTCCCACGGATGTTTCTTTTCCGCATCGGTCGCACTTGATATACATTCTAGTTTCTTTCATGTTCTATTCCTCCTCTAGCCTTCTTCTTTGTCTTGCTTGTTTCGAATCTATAATGGTTTGAATGTCACTAGCCTTGATTTTGTAATATTCCTTTAGCTGATCCATGCAAATTATCACGTCCGCCATTTCTTCGATTAGGTTATTTCTTAGTCCTTTGAATTCTAATGGCTTTGTCTTTTCTTCCGGATTGCGTACCAGTTTAGAAATCGCCTTTTGCAGTTCTGATAGTTCTTCCATAGCGACCAGGCTCTGCCTTTCGATCCCGTACCGGTCCATTGTTTCCTTGTTGATCTTCTCGTCTATTTCCTGCTCAAACACATGAACTATTCTAAATGTATTGTTTCTTTCCATTTCTGTGTCTCCTTTTCTAGTTGATTTTTAGGGGTGGCACCCTGGTATCAAAAGCAACGCTCCAGAAACTTTATATATATATACTATATTTTCTCGCGCGCATATACATACGCATATACTGTATTACACTATATATGTTATATATTTATTAAGTTAAATAATTTATAGTTGTTTCGTTGTCAGATATATAGAATGTCCCTATTTTATGCGGTGATACTCCGGCAACAGTGCATAAATTTTAGCGTTGTTTGCTCGTTGCCGTCGTTTCCACCTTGATTTTTTGTGTGCGTTGTCAGACGTTGCCACTTTATTGGCTGTATAAATAAGCCTCTTGCGGAGGTACATAAGCTTTCTGGCGTCCGTAAATACCTCCAAATCTTAACGGGTTTTTAGTACGAACCCATCCTATGCTTTCCATGATTGCCTTGAGTTCTCTCTGGTCCACGGGTGTAAATTTATTCTTTGATCCATTCAAAACTTCGCACCAAATTTCCAAAAGGCAGACTCTTGTTCGTTCCTCTGTTCCCTCGTTTTTCGGGTCTTCTAGCCATTGGGTTCTGGCGTATAAATCCATATCTTTCCAGCCCTCTGGTAGCTTTCTGTCTAGATAATCACGGACCATGTCTTCTCGGACGCTGGTAAACGTGTGCTCTTTTTGCATCTGTTCGGCTCCGGTCAAAGCTTCGCCCTGAAGGAATAACTTTTCTCCATCCTTGAATCTCTGCTTAGCTTCAGCCCATATCTGATCTCGTTCCCTTGGTAGATCATCAAACACGACTTTCCTCGCTTTCGATATATCCGTATTGATCGGCCAGAATCTTCGGTTTCCTGTATAGTCTCTTAGGAATTCATCATCATTTGTGGTCCCAAAAAACACGCACTGTCTCGGGTTGTCCGTAACTCTTCTCGCGTAGGCTTTTCTGTATCGGTCATCCCTCTTACTTATAAACTGCTTCATGGACTCGATATCAGCTTTTCTGGCTGCAGATAGTTCGGACCACTCAATAACCCATGACCCGTGGAGTGCCTCATATCCTTCTTTCCCTGAAATTGTTGTGATTGAATCTGAGAACCAATCTCCGCCCATGATGCTTAGCATGTGGCTTTTTCCGATTCCCTGGTGTCCTACGAGTACCGGCATATAGTCCATTTTGCATCCTGGTGTGTAGATTCTGGCCACTGCGGCCGTGAATGCTTTCCTGGCAACGGCTCTGCTGTACTCTGAGTCCTCGCTTCCTAGATAGTCTATAAATAGAGTGTCTAGTCTTGGTATACCGTCCCACTCTAGTGTGTCTAGATAGTCTCGTACTGGGTGAAAGCTGTTTCTCTCCTGAACGTAGGCTATGGCGTCATCCACTTTTCCTTTTGCGACAATGTTGTATTTCTTTTCTAGATAGTATCTGAAGCTTGCGTCGTCCGTATCCGTCCAGGTCGGGTCGCTTGGATTGTAGTTCCACCAGGGCAGGTTTCCCTTCTTGACGGGCTTCTGTGCGAACAGGTCGTTGCCTCCGACTCCGTTTTTAAGTTTTGGATCATTTAAAAGTATGCGGACTATGTTGTCTGTAGTGGGCTTGAAGTTCCCCTTCTTGTCCATGTCCATGGCATTCAGCCAGTCCTCGTTTACTTCTTCTTTACTGTCTTCTACCCCTTGCGAACCCCTCGCGGTGTCGTCCTTGAAGTCGTCCCAGTCCTCGTGAATCTGTTCTTTCTTGTCATCTATAAGCTGCTTCCTGGTGCCCTCGTCGTGTTCCATTAATTCGAGCATGTGTTCTGTGCTTGCTGGATCGTCTGGCCACTTGTGTATCCTTACAAGGTCATAGGCGTTGCATAGCTGCTGCCCTGTTGGGTCCGTGTTGTGATTGCTGTAGGCGTACTTGTCGTCGTAAATCACCAAGCCTCCGGCTGTTGATCCGTTCGTATAGGTCCAACGGTTCGGGTCCTCTGTCGGCGTGTATTCCTCTGGTATGAACTTCTCGATTGCTTCCTGGATCGTGTAGGCCCTGCAGAATGCGCCAATCCATCCGGATTTAGATAAAGGGTCCTCCTGGTGTCTAATGTCGCTGTGATGCAGTTCTGTCTCTCTGTTAGATCGAGGCCAGTAGCTGATGTCATGCCAGTCTCTGTACTGCGCCAGGATGTCATCTGGGTTCAGGTACGCGTTTCTGTCTCCTAGTTGTTCACAGATGTATTCTCCGTCCTTACTGGTGCTAGGCCAGAACATCATTCGTGCTGGCTGGTACGTTGTGTCGTCGAAGTATTCCATTCCGATAGTACTTGCAATCCTTCGAGCGATTGCCTCGTACTCTTCCGGTGATACTCCTCTTTGTAGGGGCAGGATCCATCTGTATTTTGGCTTTTCCGGTGTGTGCTTATGCGTTGAGTAGATCACGCTGCAAAAGTCGCACGTTATTCGGATCAAGTCTAAAAAGTCTTTGTCTGCGAAGTCAGCATCCAATGTGATCATGCTACGTGATAGAACACTTTGGTTGTTTCGTCTTCCGTCTTTTAGTTCTCCGGCTACGAATCCACCGACATCCTTGATATTGGACTGCTGATCCTTCGTCATGTTTTTATACTCTTCCACCGTTTCTTTTGTTCTGGTTGTGAAGAGAAGTTTTTTTGTGAATTCCTCCCAGGACATTTCCTGGTTGAAATATTGCTTTTGTTTTCTATTTTTGCAGGTTGCTATTTGCACATCCTTCAGCCTCCTGTCTATTCTTCCGCTAGAATATAAAAGATTCTCTGCTTTCTTTTCATTTCATATTCCATTTCTTATTTCCCCGATAGGCCACTTTCTGAAGCTCGTGTTTGATACTTTGCTGTGTTCCTTGCTGGAGTGTCCCATTGGCCTTGATCTCTTCTAGAAGCTTTGTAGTGCGTTCAGCGCGCTTGCTGGCGTCCTCTGTACCGCTTTCCATATATCTGCAGATTGCGGCTAGAGCATTCGCGATATTGTCCAGGCGGTTGCAGATACGGTCTGCGGCCTGGTTGATTGCTTTTTCTAGCATGTCCGCATTGTCGAAGCTGGCCATGTCTTCCTTCCGTCTTTCTTCGGGTGGCTTGTGTAGATAGCTTAGACGAAGAGCTATAGCGTTTTGACTTCGGTTCTTTAGTATAGAGCCATATTCTTTATAAATCTTTGAGCTGCTATAGCCCAGGGCGTCTAGCTGCTTTAGAAGGTTGTCCTCCTGTTGTGTCCATTTAACACTCATGTTCTATCCTCCTAGCCTTGGTGCTTGTGCTATATCTAAACCGAACACTTCTTTCAAAATGCTTAGAATGATCAGTGCTGCGGTGATATAGATCAAGGCTATAATTAAATCTTGCTTATCTATTTTCATTTTTAGTCCTTCTTGTAATAACCGGATATAAATCCGTCTCCTACTAGAACCAAGTCTGGCGCCCAGTCTATTGGTTTGGCCATTACGTCTAGCAGTTGCTTGAATTTTGTTTCTTTTTCTTCCGTCGGTACTTCGCATATAACCTCGTCGTGTACGTGCATGATTGTTTTAGCTCCGATCTCGTCACAGCCTTTTAGAGTTTCGCATAGGCAGTCTCGAGCGATAGCCTGAACCACGTTCTCGGTTAGTTTTCCTCCCCAGGTACCCGTCCACTCCCACTTTCGGGTTGTCTGATTCAATCCTAAAAAAGATACCTGGCCATCCTTGATTCGTGGTGTAACGTAGCCTAAAATGCGCCCGTTGGGTAAAGCTATATAGACGTTACTGCCGCCCTTGAAAACCTTCATATTTCGGTCCAGAGTTGTGACTTTACTATCTGTAATCGCATCTTCGAAGGCTCTGCCTAGTAAGTACCAGAAGTCCTTGATACGTGGTGAGGCTTGTCTCCATTTGATTACAATCTCATGCTGCTGTTCTGGGCTTAGTCCCATCTTACTCGCTCCGAAGGCTTCCAGTGCTGCCGTTCCACCTCCGTATCCGAGGGCAAGTTCGGCAATCTTTCCCTTTTGTCTTAGATGTCCATTGATTCCGTGCTTTTCTACAGGCACCCCGAACATCTGGCTAGCTGATGCACAGTAGATGTCTCCACCGTTTTTGAATACTTCCTGGCGCCAAGTCGTCCTAGTTAGCCAGGCAATCACTCGAGCCTCTATGGCTGAGTAGTCTGCTACAATGAAGGATTTTCCTTCGGGTGGTGTGATTACGGTTCTTAGAATCGTAGCGAACACATCATTCATACTTGAGTAGATGAGCTCTAAAAGTTCGAAGTTGCCTTCCTTCACGAGGGTTCTAGGCCCGTCTACTTCATCAAAGCTTGGCCGTGGGAAGTTCTGCGGTTGGATCAGTCGGCCTGCCCAGCGTCCTGTTCTTCCTCCAAAAAATTGAAAGGTTCCTCGGATGCGGTCATCTTCTCCGCACGCTCTCTGGAAGGCGTCGTATTTCTTGACGCTTGTTTTTCCTAACTCCTGGCGTATCTCTAGGGCTCTTCTTGTTTCTGGCTTCAGTGTGCCTTTTAGAAGTTCTTTCACGGCTTCCTTGTTTAAACTTTCGACGTCATGTCCTTCCTGGTCAAGGATCCACTTCTTTAGCTGTGCTACGCTTTGCGGATTTTCTAGCCCTGTGATGTATCTTGCTTCATCCATGAGTGCCATTCCATGATCTAGACTGTAGGACTGCACGTTTTTTATGATCTGCGTATCTACGTGAATTCCTCTGTCATTTATCCTTTGGTCCCTGTGCCAGTTTTCCCATTCCTGATCGGATACGGGTACCAAGTTATTTAGCTTGGTATAAATCGCTTGCTCAGCTTCCACGTCTCTTCGGTTGTATTCTATAAAAAGATTCCATTTCTCCGGATCATGCTCCGGTAGGTTCTTCCATCTTCCGCCGTTGGCTTTTGTTGGCTTGCAAGGCTTGCAGAAATACTGGATCAGTCTTTTACCGGTAGCCAGTTTCACCTTATCTTCTTCAATCCCCAGTGCAGGTCCTAGTTGTCCTAAACTGGAAGGGTAGCCATTCTCTGATGCCATGATCATAGTATCTTTCCATTGCTCTGGTGGAAGGAATCCATCCTCTGTTAGTTTCTTTTTCGTGGCGTCTCCTAGAGTATTTCGCTTTGCGTACTCCTTGACGTATCTGGTTAGACATACTCGTTCGAAATTTGCGTTGTGTGCCACCTTCGTTATGCTTTCATCCGCTAGCGCTGATACTAAAGAAAAAGGCAGATCTTCTTCCATTAAATTTAAAACTTCTACTGGATCATTGCCCCAGGCGTATCCGAATAGAAGTATTTTGAAATCTAAACTTTCTGCGTATTTATAAACCCCGCAGGCTGCAAGGTCGACGCTGGAGTAGGTCTCCAGGTCGATATGCAGTATGGGCTTTTTACAATAAGGCACTTAGGTCGTCGCTTCCGGTTTCCTCGTCAAACTCAGAAGCGTCTGCCCAGTCAGTTGTTACACTTGAGTGTCCGCCTAATGGCTCTCCGTCTTTTACTTTTAAAACGCTGTTAAGGCCTGCAGCGATTCCCGTTCCTACTGTGGTATATGGGTATAGATTGAAATTGATAGCTCCATAGCATCCAGAGTATACGTTTTCTTCAATCTCCTCTTTAGATGAATAGGCGTATGTAACTCCATTTTTACGGTAGCCTACAGATACAGGTCTATTACTTTTAGCGGATAGCATGTATTTGTTCTTGAATTCTGGCGCGCTGAATTTCTCGTCTGCGTCGCAGTCAGTGATTATACCTCTTGAACCGACTCCTGGCGCTTTTTTTAGCGGTGTTACTTTTCCCTTGAAGGATTGACCGAACTTCTCGATTCCTTCTTGTACAGCTTCTTCGTAGGCTTTCTGGATACGTGCTAACGTCTCCCTGTCTTCCTTGTCGATTAGAATATTAAGGCTGTACTTCTTGTCCTGGCCTTCTACCACTGCGCGTGGCTCTGCTAAATGGCAATAGCAGAATCTTACTAATTTTGTTTTAACTTGTGACATCTTTCTGTTCCTCCTAGTTTTACTCTTTGTCGCATTACTCTTTTAAGCTGTCGCTTTAAATCGTTTCTGTGTGGTCCTGGTTTACTGTTTCGAATCTCGGCTCGGATGCGGACCATCTTTTCTTCGAGCTGATTGATATCCTCTTTTGAACTCATCTTTTAATCCCCTGGGCTTAAATCCCCACATGTGTTCTGAAGGTGACTGGATTCCTATCAGTCCTTTTATCTTTCTAATCAATGCCATCTTTAAAGTCATTTGCTACGCTCCCAAACTCTGGGCGTTTGTCGGATACCGGAACCAATGTAGGCTTGCCTTGTGGCTTCTCGATATATTCACCAACGATTTCTGCAAAGTCTTTCTTTCCGACTAATTTTTCTAGAGCCGTGATAGTCTGAAGCTTTGGCTTTGTCATGATCTGGTTGTATTCAAAGCCTGCGTTTTGAAGTGCTTCAGATGCCTTAGACTCATCTGTTATCTTTCTTTTGCTTGTTCCTTCTACAACTTTATATCCTTCGTAGTGTGTTCCTTTTAGCGCCTGATCCAGTGCGAACTCTTGCACCTCTTTGGCCCAGTCGATAAGTCCAGGTAGTTCTGGCAAAAGCTCCGCGATTTGCTGATCTGTTAAAAGCATCCCGCACATTCGCTGATATCTTTCGTCGATAGCTTTCATCCTGGCAGCGCGTGCGTTACAGTTTCCCTTTGCTCTACAAAACTTGCACCAGTCTCCGGCTTGCCGTTCTCCTTCTCCGTTCCATGCTTCTATAGCTGCAGGCTTGACTACATTTTCCATCCAGTCGGCTAGTTCTTGCGTAGTAATTTCCCAGGTGCTGATGTGGTCACGTCTAGGCTGTACGATATGAAGCTGAACCTTTTCAAAATCGTATAGGCAGTCGTATAGGGCCATAACTCCTGCTGCGTAAATGGTAAGCTGCGGATTGTGTGGGGCGTTTACCTTGACACCTTCTCCGTATTTAAAATCGATAACGTGGAGCGTGTGATTACTTACAATTACAGCGTCGCTTGTTCCGAATCCTTCCGGAATCCATGGAGTCAAATCAACTTGTACCTCGATAAAAAGATCCGCGATATCACTTTTCTTTTTCTCTTTGTTGTATACCTCTAGAACATAGTCCTTATAGAAGTTTGTAGCCTCGTCCATTTCTCCTGTTGCAGCTTTTACCTTTCTTCGTGGATGTCCCTCGATCCAGTTACGAAGTTTCTTTTCGGCTACACTGTGAGCCTCTGTTCCTTCCGCTGCGTAGACGCTTGGCTTTTCTTCAATAGGTTCCTCCAGTCTTGCGGAAGGGTGGCAGTGGAGCCATCTGTCGGAACCACTGGCTGATAAAATCGCGTGTTGACTAGGCATGTAGTGCCTCCCAAGCTTCCTGATATTTCTCTTTAGGAATGTCGCAGATCTTGCTTGCACCCATCTGAGTTAGGAACACTTTTAGTACGGCCACGCCTTTTTCTTTGGCAAAGGCGACGCCGGCTTTCTGTAAATCTTCCAATGTAATTGGTTCTGCAGTCGGATCAGGTTTAGGCGTTGGCTTTACGGGTTCCGGTGTAGGCTTTACAGTCTCATAAATAGGCTCGTCATGAGTCGTCCAATCTTTGTCCATTGGAATCTTAGTCTCATTTTCTTTTTCTTTACGAGTTGGTGCTTCCTTTGTTGGTGCGTTTTCTTCCCATGGGAATGCTTCAGGCTCAGGCAGTTTTTCCTCTAGTCCTGCGCGCTTTAGGTCTAGCTCTTTGGCTAGCTCTAATACTTTTTTTGCATCTTCGATTTCGCTTGTAGCGAATTGCAATGTTAATTGATAATACATCTATTTTTCCTCCTTTAGTTTCTTGATAAATTCATCGTAGGTGATACAGAATGGGCATTCTTTATCTCCTTTTTTTGCGTGACACGACCATCGCTGAAGTTCACCCTCCCATGGTTCCGTATCTAGTTTGCAATTTCCTTCTTCATATTCGATATGTAAGCTATTGCCCCAAGATTTTCCGATATAAAATGGGCAATCTTGCGGGTTGATTTCATCAACAATTATTTTCATTTGAATCACTCCAAGGCGTGAGTTTCATTTCTGCTCTTTCTATGCTTTTGCTTAGATTTACTACCTGCTGCATAAAATCCTGAAGCGTGGCATCTGCAGCGTGTTTTAGAATTAATTTATACTCCTCTGGATTGACATCCGTCGCTTCAAGAAAGGCTTCTATTTCTGCTACGTGTCCTTGAATCTTTGTCCCCATTTGCACGCCATCTCCAACGTCCGATTTCAGTACAACAGTTACCGTGAAAAGCTCCAATGCTTCTTTTGCTGGTTTTTCTTTTTCAATAGTGATCATGTTTAGTCCTCCTCTGTTATTTCATGATTTGCCAGAATATCTTCAATTGTTGCGTACTCATTAGCGCCTTTGAAATGTCCTTTTTCTTTCATCCCATTTAAAGTCTCTATACTTTTAAACTGGTATCTGCGTAAATGGCTTTGTGAGTAGCTTTGTAACAAATCATATTCAAATCGAGTTAATTTATTTGCGGGGGCTTTAGCCACTCTGTTGCCCTCTTACGACATTCTATTGGCTGGTCTTTGCAAAATTCGCAGTCACTGCAGTTAGTACAATTACAACGTTTAGGTTTTCCTTTGACTACCGCTAAATTCCATAGGCACTTTTCCAGAATCTCATCTTTATAATGGTCTAGATTGGTTTCCTGCTTTTGATAGCCGGCTGATTTTTCATCCATCTTTCTTTTTCCTCCTTGTATTTTTGAACACGTGCTGTATAATATAAGCGTGTTCTATTGCTAGAGCCTTATTCGTTTTCGAACGAGGTCTTCTAGCCTTTTTTTATAGAACGCTCGTAGGATTCTACGATATTCTTTTGTGTAAGGCCTAGATACTGAACAGCGCGCTTGGTTAGAATAATGTTGCTGTCGATATTTTCTAGACCTTCTTTTTTTATGTCTTCCATGATCTTCTGGAAGATCTTGCTTCCCTTTTTCCTTCCGCAACCTAGAAACTTTGATAGTTCGGATTTGTTCATGTATCCCTTTTCCATCATCTCGTATCTGTAGGCTGCTAGGTTTTCTACTTGCAAAACTCACCACCTCCTTTAATAAAGCATTTGATAGATCATGATCCAAATTGCTACGCTTAGCGATATAATCAGGATTATGAGCGCCATGTTTAGGGCTGTTACTAATCCAGATCTGAATTTCTGTTTTTTGATTCTTTTTTGTTCTGCATAGAAGGCTTCCAGTCTTAGTCTTTCTCCGTGAAGGTTGATACCTTCCGCAAAGTCTGGAATCTCTGCGCCTGTTGCTTTGTGTTCCATTTCTCTTTCTCCCTTTCGTGATACAATCTCCTATGAAAGGAGGTTTTTTTATGAATCGATTAAACGTTATACTTGCGATTGCTCTTGCTGTGTCTTCTATAGTCTCACCGATTTTTACGACTTGGCTGAATAATAAGCATCAGTTCAATCTTCGTAAGCTTGAGATTGAAGCGGATAGAAGAAAAACTGATATTCAATCCAGGAAGGACATCTATATGGGCTTTCTTCAGTATGCTGGCAAATATTTATATTTAGGTCAGGCTGTAGCTCTTCAAGAACTCGGTGAATATATCTATAGGCTTCTTCCTCTGGTTTCTCCTGAACTTCGTGAAAAACTGATTCAATTCGATAAAACCGTCGCTAATAATCGACTACAAGCTCACAACTTACTAGATGATCTGATTCCAGATATCAAGAAAGAGCTCGAAGAATTAAACTAGTTACCGAAAAAAACCAAATTAGAACCGCGTATATCCAGTACCAGGAATTGTCCGGTTCTAGTTTTTTCATTATCGGGATTCCTACTGCTGCGGCTACCGTTATAATGACGACCCCGAATATTGTTAGTCCATCCATCTACTTCACCTCCTGTTTCTCTGGTTCCTTGGCTGCTGGTGCTGGCTGAGCGTCTTTAGCTCCGGCAATGTAGCCTTGAATAAATGATTTCTGCTTTTCGTTAAGACTTCTCGTAGCCTCTAAAACTTCGTTAAAGTTTTTTTCAGTCTCCTTATATTGAAATTGTTTCAAAACTTTTTCTCCTTTCTTGGTTTCGTTTCAAAACCTTACACTGCTATTATAGTTCTGCTTAAAAACTTTTGTCAATGGTTTTTTATAAAATAGTTTTGTATCTTTACTTTTTTGAATGATAGTGTTAATCTTTAGGTGTAAAAAAAGGAGGTAAATATGAGCACTATAGGTGAACGAATCAAGGAAGTAAGAAAAACTTTAGGTCTTTCTGGTTCAGCCTTCGGTGAAAAACTGGGACTGTCTAAGGGTGCGCTTAGTAATATTGAAAGAAATGTGAACGGTGCGTCCGATCGTACTATTAGGCTGATATGTTCAGAATATTGCGTAGACTATTTTTGGTTAACTGAAGGAAAGGGTGAAATGTTTATAGATGATACAGAGGCCTTGATTGAAGCTCTGGCTGCCGAAAAAAATTGCACGCCTGAAGAAACTGATATGTTGAAAAAGCTTTTTTCTCTTCCTGAAGATCAATTTAATATTGTTCTAGGAATGATTAAAAATATGAAAGACGAGTAATCCTGTTTAGATTGGTTACTCGTCTTTTATAAAAGAAAAACGCAGAACCTGTTTCCAAGTCCTGCGCTCTTCCGTGTGTGTTCTACTGCTGTGTTCCGTGTCTGATCCAGATTCTTTGTAGGATTTTATAGGCCTGTTCAAGGCCCTCCTGGTCCATAGTCTGGAGCATGAATTCGATTTTCTTTTTGAGTTCCTCTATCCCATCTGCTTTCCCTTCTTTCTTAAAAGCTCTTTTCCTAATTGCCTACAGTTTACAGCTATGAACGTATTTTGTCAAACTTTTACGGTTATTATTTTGCGTTTTTTATTATTTACTTTTTAAACCTAAAAGATTAATATAAACCTAGGAGGTGTAATTAACTATGAATAAATTGAATGAAGTCTTATCTTCCAAGCTCCCTGAGCTGATGAAAGAGTCTGGTGTCAGTCGTAGAGATTTGGCCGAGTATTGTGGTGTTTCTTATAACACAGTACGGTGTTGGGAGGTTGGCACTAAAGCACCAAGGCCAGATATGGTTGTAAAAATTGCAGAGCGCTTCAACCTGAAACCCTTTGATCTGATGAGCGCAGCCTTTGAAGATTCTTCAGTAAAGCCCGTCCGTTTTCTGTCCTTGGTCGACGAGGACGGGTCTGTATCTAAGTCGAATAGCTCGTCAGTCTTCACTTCTACGGCTACAGATGTTACAGCGGATTATATTTATGTTATGCCCGATGAAACTATGTATAAGGCGGATATTATCAAGGGCGACGTCTGCCTGATCCGCGCCACAGGTGTTATTCGTGCTGGTGTGCCTATGCTAGTAAAATATCAAGGTAAAGCTATGCTGCGCTTTATTATTACGCATAACGAAACGAACCAGATTGCTTTACGTACTGCCAGTCCGTATGCGATTGGGACTCTCTTCTCGACGGCCGACTTTCATGATCAGGTTCAAGTGTTGGGTGTTTTAGTCGCTTTTCGTAGAAATTATAAAAGGAGATAATCCCTTATGGCTCAGCAAAAGGACACAAAAAGGGGAACCTGGATGTTCTATGGTTCCTGTAAAGATATTACCGGAAAGACTCAGCGATATTGTCGTCGAGGTTTCAAAACAAAAAAGGAAGCAAAAGAGGCCGAGTTTGCCTTCCGTCTGGAAATGACTACCTCTCGGCCTTCTATCACTTTGAATGAAATGTTTCAGTTATACTGCAAAAACGCAGAGAATATGTCCGTAAAAGGATCCACTCTCTATACGCACGAACATACTTATAGAAATCACATCCAGGATGATTTGGGAAGCCTGAAGCTTACAGCGCTTACGACTCCCGTTCTTGATCAGTGGAGAAACCGTCTGCTTCAAAAGAAAAAACCAAACGGTCAGCTTTATGCTGCCCCCACTCTAAACGGTATTCTAGATACTTTATCCGTTATTCTTTCCTATTCCGTTAGACTTGGATATCTTGAAGTCAACCCGTGCAGATCTTTGCCTATCGTGAAAGATAAACGGAACCTGAAAGATCAGAGTCTGTTATTCTGGGAGCAGGAAACCTTTACTTATTTTATATCCTGCGTAGACGACCCGTATTGGCGTGATGTCTTTATGTTTATGTATGGCACTGGTGTCCGTAAATCTGAAATGTTTGCCCTCCAATGGTCGGATGTTGATCTAGGCAGAGGCCTGGTGCATATTTCAAAAACATTAACTATAAAAACAGAATCGGCTCCGTGGGAGATTACTCCACCTAAATCTAAAAACTCAAACAGATATATTGATCTACAGGATACCCTTCTAGATTGCCTAAGGCGTCGCTATAGCGAGCAACAAAAGAAGGACGGGTTCTCGTCCTCCTGGTTTGTGTTTGGCCATATAAAGCCACTTCTGGCGCCCAGACTGGCTGTTGCTTTGAAGAGATATATCCAGGTTGCTGGTGTTCCACCTATCTCTCCTCACGGCTTTAGGCACTCACATGCGACTCTGCTGATTCGTGCCGGTGTAGATGATCAGCTGATCGCAGAAAGGCTGGGCCATTCTGTTAGTGAATTAAGAAAAACTTACGCCCATATATACTCTGAATCTAGGCGTGAAATGCTGGATAAACTGAACAAAATTTTATAAAAAATACATCAAAAATACATCACGAAGTAGCCAGGTGCTTTATATATAGGCATTTTAGCTACTTTTTCTCTATGTTAAACATAGAGATGTTTTTTGTGTTTGTACTCGACCGAAAATTGAAAATCGGTCGATGAAAACGATTTTTTAAGCTTTTGTCGTATTTTCGTTTTGAATATTCTTAATAATATCCGT